ATAACATCCGTTGTACCTAAGTGCTCTAATTCTATTTTAAATGGCAAACCTTCAAAGATACCCGTCGATGTTGTGTAATTGCCGTAAATAGTGCCAGCGCCCAATAGACCACCATCTATATAATCTTGAATTGTGCCAGCGTTATCGCGCACGAATCGCCACTTGTTGATTGATACCTGAGCCGTTGGCGCGTCCTTATCAAAGTTAAGTTGAATAGATAACTCCTTTTGATTTGCTGGCGGTTCAATCGCTGCACCGTTTAAATAGAATATAGTCTTCATAATCTACGTTTTCCAGTTGTTACGTGCTTAATAACGCTCTTCATTCCATCTTTAACAATCTCCTCCACTCGTTCACCTTGCGCGTTCCAATTTACTTTTATCTCTTGTTTGTTTTTAATTGCTTGTTTCAGTTCGCCTAACTCTTTTGTTAGCGTGTACACTATTGCAGCGCTTTGAAAACTATTGCCGTTCGACTTCATTGGCGCGTCCATGTCAGGCAAAATCATTTGCTTCACGTAATCATCTACCAAGCCTTTATTCATTGCTGTAACGAGTCCGCTGTATTGCTGTGTTGCCTTTGCTGTTACAACAGATTCACCATGTGAGAATGCAATTAAATTACTATCACTCGTTCCCGTTCCTTTACCTTGAAAGTCCTCAACACCGCCAGCAAACGCGCCCGCGATAGTTGAACTTATAGCCTTCGCAATTAAGGTATCAGCAAGCGCACCAGCTAATGCCTGAGTAGTGTTTTGCTTATTATCTAACCTACTTTGATAACTACCTAAGAAAGCGCCAGCTAATTGTAACGCCTCCTCGCGTCTTCTCTCTGCTTCTTTCTCGCGCTCTAATTTCGCTTGCAACTCCTCACGCTTTTTCTCTTGGTAAGCTAAAGTGTTATCTAAGCCTTTCGCAGCTAACTCTTGTTGTCTTTGCACCGCTTCATCTTGCTTTTTAATCTCAGCATTTAAACCATTTTGAATTATCTCGCTTCGTCTTTTCGTGCCTTGCTCAATGCCTTGTAAAACTTGTTGCTGTACTTTTCTTTCCTCTGCTAATTCGTCGGCTTTTAACTTCTTCTTATCTTCTTTTTCTTTTTCGTTAATACCTTTCAACTCAGCTGCTTTTTCGCGCGCTAAAGCAAGGCTATCATTTTTATATTTTTCTTCGATTAATAACTTTTCATTCTCTGTCAAATCTTTGTTGCTTAGTTCAAAATCCTTTTGCTTTTCTAATTTCTCGGCTTTCAAGTTATATTCCTCCTCTATTGCTGTTTTAATAGCTGCATAGTTTTTTTCCGTAGCTTCTAATAGTATTTCTTCCTCCTCGTCTTTAATGGATATTTTGCCGCTTAACTTCTCTTGGTCTAAATTCAATTCATCTTGCTGTACTTTTCTTTCTTTTGCTTTTCTTTCGGCTTCTCTTTTGTCAAATTCAGCAGCTTCTTTTGCGTTAAATTTTGTGTTAATGTCTAATTTATTCTTAGTGTGAATTTGCTTAACTAATTCAATATCTTCGCCATTCTTTTTTGCCTCTTTTAGTTCTTTTTCATACTTAACTCTTTCGGCTTCTAATTCTTTTTTTCGTTGGTTTTCATTTAGTTCCGCCCTTCTTTCAGCATTCTTTTGAAGTGCCGCATCAATAGCCGCCTGTTTATCTTGTTTTTCCTTATCTATTATGTCATCAAATGCTGTTATCTTTGCATTTCTTTTTTTATTTTCAGTAAAAAAGGTTTCTTCCGCTTTAAGTACATCTACTCTAAATCCGTTTAATGCTTTAAATTGTTCTTCGTAATTATTTCGCGCTGTTTGTACATCAAAGGAGGCTTGCTTTTTTTGAGCCTCACTCATATCAACATACTGCATTATTTGCATTGCCGTTAAGCCGCTTTTATCTGCCAAATAACCAACTTCTATTTTATACTTTTCTTCTGCAAAATCCTTTTGAGCCTTAACCTCTGCCTCACTTAAATTAATCGCCTCAATTAAGAAATCTCTCCTTTGTTTTATTGAAAACGCTCTATCCGCTGCGTTAAATTCTGCTTTTGATATTTGAAGGCTTGCCTTAGCCGATGCAACCGCGTAGTTGCTTATTCTATCCTCTAAGTCTTCCAATGCTTCAATATACACTCGTGCCGCATCTGTTGCCCTTGTAAAGTCATCGCCATTGGTACTAACCGCCTGACCAAACTTTTGTGCTGCCTCTGTAAAATCACCACTAAATAAAGCGGTGATAGCATCAATTAACAATAACGCTCTATTTCTAACAACATCAATAATCGCGCTTACTTGCTCTAATCTAACCGCCCACTCAGTAGCACCACTATCTGTTGAGGTGAACGCTTTAAATAAGCCGTAAACAGCAGCAGCTACGGCAGCAATAGCGAGCGCAACTGGATTCAATAACAAACCTTTTAAGGCTTGCCCCATTCCACTAATACCATTCGCAGCGTTACCCAGCGGACCGCTCAAACCTTGTAATGCTTGCTTGTAATTACCAACACTTCTTTGATGCTCACCTACCGATTCTTCCGCTTTTCTTACACTTGTATCTAATTTTTTAAACTCATCAGTTAAAGCCTTAGGTGCTTTGCCACCTTCCGCACTAATGTTCTTTAACTCTTTTTTGATTTGCGCTAATCTAACAACTTGCTTTTCGTATGTGGTAGTAAGGTCGCTGTTTAACTTTACTTGTTGGGTTATCTCTTGACGTTGCTTTTGACGCGCCAAATTCTCTTGCGCCTGAGCAGCTGTCAAGTCCTTTGTCGCTTTCTTTTGTTTTTCCGTTACCGCCTCTAATGCTGCAATCTGCTTCTTTAAGTCTTCAATCTGCTTGGTTAATTTAGCAACATCATCAAGTGTTTGAGGTGATGCGATTGCGAAGCCGTCTGTTGATTGTTTAGCCTTTGTCTTTAACGCGTTTTGTATGTCGGTTACAACTTTTAATAATTCTTTTGCTTCTTCAACGGCAGATGTGAACGCGTCCTTTGCGATTATATCTTCTCTCGTTATTTTACCGCTTTCTGCCATTTTTAGTTAGTATATTTTTGTTGTACGCTGTTTTCTATTTGTTGAAGAATCTTGTCTATTTTTTTTATTTCTATGTGGTTGTTTGTTATTCCTATGCGATGCTCTTTTATTAACTCGAGTAATCTTTTGGTTAGTTTTTCGTATTCGTTTAGTCTATCCATTTTGCTTAGGTCTTATTTTTTTTAATGCTTTGAAGTAGGTGTAATATTCTGCTACACTTACTTTCTTTATATCAATTTGAAACCCCATCTCATGTTCTAATACTCCTTTAATCTCGTAAAAGTCCGAACGGCTGTTAGTTTCTGCTCTCAACGCTTCAATCTCTATTTGACAAATCTTAATAAACGCGCTTAGACTTCTGTCCTCTGTTATTGCCATTCTCGCCTGTAACAACACTAATTCTTTCTCCTTCTCCAAAGCCTTTATAAACGATTCACTAAAGCCGAAACGCTCTATGAATTGCGTCATTACCTTGTTGCCAAAGTACGAAGTAAGTAAGCCGGCTTTGCCTTTTTTAGTTAACCATTTATCGTCCTTATCTTCGTGCCACTTGAACCAATTATAAATAGGCATCTCCTCAATGCTACACCAATAGTTCTTTGCGTATAGCCTCAATAAAGTACGGTGTAATAAGTTCACTAACCATTTGCTTGCTTTCTTTAGTAAGCCCAAGAACATCGGGATAAACTTGCGCCAAATCTGTGTTTTCTTTGATTGTGTCGGCTGTGATTTTGAACCCGTCATTTTCTACTTTGATTCTAAATGATTTGTAAAATTCTCCCGTATCTTTTAAAGTGATGTGGTCTGTTCTGCCATCGTTACCCAAACTTCTCGCTAAAGGCTTGTAGTATTGCACCGTTATCGTGGCATACTCACCCAAAGAACGACCTTCACTATCTACACCGCCCTCGTACATTTGCTCTAAATTGAAATCAATTATTTGCGCTTGCACGTTGCTATCTTTCAATATTTCAATAAACAATCTGTCCGCTTTGCTTTCTAAGCCGATTATTTTTCTCAACAAATCAGCCAGCGCTTTCATTGTTTACTCTTCGCTTTTCTTTTTCTTCTTAGGCTTGATTTGTGCATCTGTGTTTGCTGGCGCTTCTTTTAATGCATCTTCTGCCCACACGATACCTTTTGCTTTGCACTCCGCTTTTAAGGTAGCCCAAATCTTATCTAAGCCATCAGTAAGCTGGGGACTGCCTTTATACATAGATACAAATTCATCTTTAGTTAAACCAGCTACACCGTAAAGCGCGAAGGTTACACCGCCAACTTTTAAAAATTCATTTTCTGCTGCCATTGTTTTAGTTTTAAAAAGGGAGAGCCGAAGCCCTCCCCTTAGTGTATTATATTGTGATAGTATTAGTTGTTACCGCTGCGAAGTTGTAACCGTCTTTAGTGATGGTTAAGCGAAGCACATCAGCAACCGTTTGCGAAGCAAAGTTGATTTGATACGTTCCATCAGGACTTTCAGCAATAGATGTAATAGTTACCGAAGCACTATCAGTTACATTGTAAAGAGCCATATCACCAGCTACTAATCCTTCAACTAATACAGGATTCAAGAATGAACCGTATTGTGTTTTCAAAGTAGCCTTGAATGATGTTTGACCGATTGCGCTGTATGTTGAAGTAACATCTAATAAACCGTTTAACAAGCTAATATCTGTGCTCATTTCGTCTGCTTCCAATGTTCTCAATCTCTCATCTTGTACATCTAAATGCCAATCAAAAGCTAAGTCAATTTTTTGAGTCGTTGCACCTGAGCCCGTTTTGATTAATCTCGCAGAAATTGAACCGTTGTCGATTCTAATTGGTGCTAAGTAACCAGTGTTAATCATTTCACCTACTAATTGCTTAGATTTAGTAATACCAAACAATCCCGAAACTTTACATTTCTTATCGTTGATTTTACCAACCATTTGAGGAGAAACAGCACCAGCGTTATTACCTAAAGTAGTAATCATTGTTTTAACTGAACGGATACCTACTTGTCTTTCGATTTTAGTTTTGTCATCGAATGTTTCAAAGTCAGAATCTGCGCGCTCATCTACCATGTTCTTAACGAATGGTAAAGGATACCAGCGCAATGTTTCATCAGCGTTATTTACAAGCGCGGTAAAATAAGCTAAGTTGAAAGTATCTGTCAAATCAATTTCATTGATAGTACCATCTTCTTTAAAGTAAGATACTTCAATAAATTTCTCCACTACTTCCATAATGGGGGTACAGCCAAACCCTGTATTTGCGACTGTAAGACTGCAACAATTTGCCATAATTTTAAATTTTAAAAGTTATTATTTATTCATCAAATTTAATTCAATTTATAATTGCCAATTTTTTTTGTTAGCAATACCCACCGCAATCGGTCGGCTTTCTTAATTCAAGCGATATTCGCAACTCAACACCACTCAATTTATCCTCAAACAATGTCGATTCAAAGCCTTTGTTATTCACGTACACTCCGAAGCGAGAAAGGTTAGTTAGTTCGTACTCTCTTATTTGCTGAACTCTAACTTGTTTGTTTAACGTGTCAATAAAGTGTTGCACTAATCGTTGCATAGGCTTGATGCTATTGTCGTAAAACTCGTCAATCTCCCACTCTTCAAAATTAGCATGAGTAAGGAAGAACAAACGTAAATCACTAACGCGCTCAAACTCGTCAACATCTTCGTTAAATCGTTCGCTAAATATTTCAAGCAAGTAAACCAAAGGGGTTTTATCCGTATCGAATTGCCTCTTAGTTAAAGTAATGTTTGTTTCTTTTACCGTCCCATGAAAGAAGTAAACCGTTGGTAACGTAAACGAAGTTACAACAATAGCAGCACTACCACTTAGAGTAATCACACAGCCCGAAATCGAACTTACGGTGTAATTGTTACTGCCTATTGATAGCACAATGCTTGGTTGAATCCATTTAACATCATCAACGGTAATGGTATAAACGCCCGCACTTGGGTTAGTTGTTGCCGTAATAGTTACGGTCTTATTAACCGCAGTTAGTACGCTACTCAAGTAATCTATTATATCTGTTTTATACATCATAATATCGCGCTGTATTTAGGTTGTAATTGCAAGCCATCGTACTCGGGATATGTTGCCGCGTTTACATGAATGTAGTATTGAACCGCCTCCCAATCGGATATGATTCCATTGTGTCTAATCTCTCCCATACGCGCTGCACTCTCTCCCGTCATTACTATACCTACATCGCCCAAAGACTTAGCAACACCGCTTTGAGAATGATGCGCCTGAGTGCCTTGCACGTATAAGCAATAGATAATACCTTTCAATATTTCTTTCATTCCTCTACTCTCGAATATTCTGCCCTCTGTGTAATACTCTTGTAATAGACTAACACCGTTATTTAAGCCACTTACTTGAATTGCCAAAGGGTTAAACACAGCTAAGTATCTTGCACCAACAGGCACGTTATTTACTACCGTAGCAATGAACAAGTCGCCTAATTCTAACCCTAACAATTTGCGTATGTATGTCTTTTCAAACTCATCAATATAGGCTTGCAATATTGGTGTAGTGTATGTTGTTTGAGCGATGTAATAAAGCCCCGTAAAGTCTGTTGTTTTAACTAAAATTGATGCCATAATTATAAATTTATCTTTAAAAAAAAGGTGGGTTTTTTACCGCCCACCTCCAAACAAAACAAACAAAGCGTTTTTTAGATTATTTCGGCTACGCCTTTCGCTACTAATAACGAAGCAATATCACCGCTTTCTTTATACACCTCACCTTTTTTAAGATGTTGAGTGTCTTTGATTATTTTAATTGATACGTTGCCAGTAATAGCAGCAACTTCTGCAACTTCGATAACCTCTACTTCTTTTACTTTCTTAGCCATTTTTTATAGTTTTAAAATTAAAGGGTGAGGTGTTTTAATTCCTCACCCTATTAACTATGCGTTCAACGCTGTTTTCGCAGTTGTGAATGAACCAGTAACTAAAGACAATACTCTGTTAGTTGGAATGTAGCAAACTAATCTCATCTCAGCTAAGATAGTGATTAAGTTCTTAGTGAAATCATCGTTTTCATGACCCATTGAGATAGTAGCATCTTGTCTCATTCTCACGTTAACTTGAGAGAAATCACCAAGTAAGAATGTGCCAGCTGTAATACCAGTATTTTTAATTACTGGAATACCAGCAAAAGTAGTAACACCATTGCTCACTACGAATAATGAAGGTGCAACATAACCGTTATCAGTTGCCTTAGTCAATTCCATGAATGTAGCATCTGTTGGATGCAATACGATTGCAGAAGGTAAGTAATTTGCAGCCTCAACTTGGTTGATTGCAGTACGCAATACATCGAAGTTGTTAGCAGCAGTTCCAAACGTACCAGCAAAAGAACCAGCAGCATAAGTAGTTGATTGAGTAATGATACCATTCAAGTTCGGCGTAGTACCGTTACCGCTTAATACACCGCTATCAGCTTTCAATGCAATAAGTTCAATTAAGTTGTTTCTGATTTCTGCTTCCATGAAAGCAACATCGTCTAACATCTCCATTGATACTTTAGTGTAAGCCGTTACTTTCTCAACTTTAGCAGATTTTTCGTTTACATCGAAATCTTCTTGAGTCTTAGCAGCGCCCTCAGCAGTCATGCCAGCAGTGCCTGGGTCATTGTTAGCCATTTCAGCCCATTGAACATACATTTTATCGGTTCTTCCGAAGTTAGTAAGGTCAATAATAAATGGTCTTCTTCTCTTAGTTGTTACCAAGCCAGTTGAGAAAGAAGCTAATTGATAAGGAATTGAGTTAGTACCAACAGCATCGATGTTAGCAGTGGTCATAGTACCAGCAGCCTTAACATTCATTTGCGCGCTGAATCCTTTTTTCTTCATGTTAGCACCGTTTTCTTTAACGATTGCTTTGTAAGAATCAACGAATAAATCAGCAAGTGATTTGTAAGATTCTGTTTTTTCAGAAGCCGCTTCGTTAGCTGCTTTCAATTTAACAATCTCACCGTTCACTTCGCTTTTTAATTCTTCTTTAGCAGCTTTAACTGCCTCTAATTCGGCTTTTAAACTTGCTACTTCGTTTAATGATTCGGCTTTCACCGCATCAAGTTTTTTACCAACTTCAATGTTGATAGCGTCAACTAACGCTTTTTGGTCTTGTGCTTCCATTTTTTAGAAATTTAGATTTTTAATAATTGAGTTAATGTCGAATTTTGGTTTTATCGTTTCGCTTGATTTTGCTTCGCTCGGCACTTTTGCAAGTGTGGACTTATCAAAGGTTTCGGCTACTTCAATCTCTTTTAGTATTTGCTTGAATTGTTTAATCTGCAGTTCAAACGTGCTTAACATTTCATCGCTTTGCATTCCGTTCTTCACCGTATATTCAAGTTGATTTAATTTGCTTACAAGTGCTAAGGTCATTGATTCCTTGCTGCCGCTTTTAACTCCCAAGAATGGAGTAAGTGAATTTGCACCAAAGGCAACGGTTGAACCTTCAAATAAATTAATTTCTTTAACAAGGTATAAGTACCCCATCATTTCTGCGTCCTCAGGGTTAAGTAATTTACTTACAACCTCATTCCAAGCAACGGGATTCTTTTCCGACTCTATTAATGAAAGCTGGTTATACTTGAAACCGATTGAGTGATTGTCGTATATACCTTCCTTATAATTGATGAGAGTATCATTCCCAAGTGTTGTATTGGCAATCTTAGATTCAAAATAAATACCAGTAATTCCATTCTTAGTTGTTTCTTCAAGCACTTGTAACTTACCTACTAAGGTTGTCAAGTCGTGGTTCAATGCGTGCTTAATCTTCGCAACTGCTGTACTATTCACACCGCGCTCATCGATTGACTTCTTAGCCGCGCCCATTATAAGTACATCCTTATCGCTATCGAAAAAGTTATAAGAATTAAAGAAGCCCGTAACAATACGGGACGATGTACTAACATCTATTATATTAGCATCAGCACTTTTAACTGAGTAATGAGCCGACTTTTTATCGACTTCACTTAGTATATGTTTTTTCGCTTCTTCCATTTCTTTTCAAAAATAAATACAAAAAGTATTCGCAATTTTTTTTCTTTAATTGATATGATTGTTAGCCTCCTCTACTCCTCGCTTCATGACATCGCTTAATATGTTCACCGCAACATCACGACTTATCTCTCCATTTAACACCGCTCTATTCAAAGTGATAATTGTATTTACATTGATGCTGTTTTTTTCTGCTTCTGTTTTTTCGGATTGTTCTTCTTTTTGTTTGTCCTCTTGCAGCACTGGCAAATAAGAATAATCAGCATATAAGTAAAGCCCTTGTTTCTCTAAACCAAAAGCATTGTTTAAGATGCTCATAAGGTCATCGGCTTGAGGCTGTATTGTATTTTGATAAGTTGATTTAACACCGTTGTTTTTATTCTCGAATGTTGCGCCCTTCGTGCTTGGGAATATATCGCGGTCAGCACCATAAGCAGCGCATATCGTTTGAAAGTCGCTCTCTATGCACTCCAATAGCATCAGGTCTTTAATCGGAAAAGTCATCGGCTGCCACTTCAATGAACTATTAGTAATTATTTTACGTTTCTGCCCATCGAATATGCCATAGCTTCTTTGCATCTCACGCTCAATTCTATCTCTCTCCTCTTTACCTAAAGGTATCGCGCCTCCATCGGCTTGGCTTTCGTTACTCAATATACCCTCAGCACCTCGTTCAACAATTAATACGTTCTCACTTTTAAGCGCACCAATGATATTCGATAAAGGCAACTGCAAAGAATCAATCTTGCTTTGTGATGTTATAAGGTTACCGCCCACTCCTTCATTCTTATATATCATATCCGAAGGATGCACATTAAAGTACGTGCCTTGGTCGTAAACCTTATAAGACTTAATGATGCCATCGACCGTTGTTTGATTATATAGCTTACCGGTAGGAATAACCTCAACATCGCTCGGCAGTAAGTTCCACATTAATGAAGGTAACGCGCTCGGCAGTCCTTTAATCTCGTATATAAAAGCATTACCAAAAACAGATTTAAACACATAGTATTCAAATAAAAACTCCTCGCGCGTTCGCAAAGGGTTAGGTCTATTCAATAGGTTTAATACTTCATGCTCTTTAATCTCTTCGCCAGTCTTTTTATCATATAGCTTTATCTCCATGTTCTTAAACATGTCGGCTAACTGGTTGATTACTGATTGAAGGTGAGGAATGGTGTTATATATCCTAAGTTTGTTCTCCGTATCAATAAGAATGGGATTCTTACGGTCGTATATTGAGGTCGAGTACATACCGTTGAAGGTGCTAAGCCCGAACATGCGAGCCACTAAATTAGATACATAACTCATTTGAATAATTTTTTTTAAAATTAAGTATTAAAATAATTGTCAATTTTTTTTATTCAAATAGGTGGGGCAGTAAGGCTTGTATGAAGTTCGCCAGCCCAGCCATCGCATCGGGTGCATCATCGTGCTTACTCTTACCGTCTTTCTTGTACTCGTATATCTGCTGCATCATTGCTCTGTATTCGTCTGTTTGCTTGTCGGGGTGAACGTACACAAACTTATTTTTAATAATGTGGTACGCCATTAATATTCGCGTGTGCTTGTTTGCGGTGTTCTTAATGCTCAATACTTTATCTTCTTGCACCGATTGACGAAGTAAACGAATGAATCCGCTGCCCTGATTGTTTGCCTCTATACGGGTATAGTCAGCGTTCAACTCCTTTATCTTAGATGATACCATTGGACACGTTACATCGATTGTATCTTGCGTGAATATTACGTCTGTGATG